AGACTTTACCGCCAGCTTTACAGTATTTTAAAAATTCGTCGGCAGCTCCTTCGTAGTCGCCTCTATTGTGTTTCTGTCGCAGAGTGCTGCGTTGCAGCGTTCCCAAGCCTACATTGAAGGCAAAACTGACCAAACTGTCCAACCAGCTTTGTTTATTGCCAGCAGTAGGACAATATTTAAAAACTCCTGATTCAAATCTTTCAAGATCTTTTGCAAGTATGACATCTACCTCTTCCATTGTAAATAAGCGGTTATCTTCCGGCCTAATCAGGTATTTAATCCGGTCTTCCATAGGGAGTTTTGCTTGCTCCGGATAAAGCACATGACCAACACCAATTGTCCATAACGAAGCAGGGCAACGGTAAGGTTTATTTCTTACCCCCTCATGGTGTTTAATTAGATCAATTGCTTTTTTACTAATCATTTGCCAAATGCCCTGCCACCAAAATGAAAACTAATAATTGCAGCAAACAAAGCCTGGGTTTCGTCATCCCATAATTGATTAGCCAATTCTTTAAAATCAACGCCAGTTGTTATGCCCTTGTAAGCTAGAGTTGCATCAATAGCAACCAACAAGAAAAAGAAACCATAAGTAATTACAGGCCTAACCGATGCTCGCAAGTTCTTCATCCATTGGCTTGTGCCTTCGTTAAGGCTAGTATCGTGGGCGTATATAGCAGCCATCTCCGCATTTTGTGCGTCAATTAACGATACTTTCTCCGCAGATTGTGTTTGAGTCTTGATCTCATCTAGCTTTACTTCTTCAATGTGTTGCTGTGCCGCATAGCCAGCCGCAGCTAGTTGTACCTCACGGCTGATCTGCATTTGCGCTAGTTCGAGCTCGTGTTTCTTATCTGACTTATCTTGAAAAAAATCAAGAATTTTAGGCAAGCCGCCCATCAAAAAAGATACTAATGTTGAAAAGATTGTAAGCATTATTCCCCCTGCATTTCCATTAAAATTTTGGCGCGGAGTTCGCGCATTTTCTTTACTTCTTCCATTGCCTTAATCGTTGCATTGTTCATGTCCATGTACATGACTCCCATAATTGGGAGAGCAAGCACTAGCACAAAACACAGAACGATGACGGCGATGAGAAGGCTCCACGGTATGTCATGCTCGTCCGAATCAATATCATCACCCATAGAAACCATCCTGTTACGAATAACACCGCTAAAATTAAAGTTGTTTGCTCTTTTACCTTACTTATTATCTTTGCTCGCCGCCATGCTGCAACTTGTTGCTTTCGTAGTTCTTGCCGCTGAATCTCTGCACGCTCAGCTTTAATCTTGTCACGCATTACTTCAAACTCTGACCAAATCGCACCTAATTCTTTTGGCGCTTGGTACACCATCATTTCACGCAACTCAGTCTCTAACCGCTGCATTTCTTTTTGCGCCAAGATACGATTAAATGCCTCTTGGTTTACTGACAGCTCAGGATCACGAACTTTCTTTGCTTTTAGTTCTTCTTCGTGAACATGTTTTTCAAGCTGTTGATGCGCTTTAAAAAAGTTTCCCAAATGGCTGCTAATGTCAGCAACAACATCTTTGGCTTGACCATAGGCATCAACCAATTCCATGCCCTGAGCTTTATACTCTTGGTACATAGAACAACCTTGTCGTATAGCTGCCGCAGCCAGTTTTGCAGCCGCAAGAATAGTAAGTGGTTCAATTTTAAATTCCTAACAATTTTTTAACGAACTCGGCGGCAACGCCGGGGCCAAAAAGAACAACAAGCATAATTGCATAAAGCATATATTCCATCTTAGTCATGCGTTTATCACCATCTTTTAATTGACGGCATATTTCGTCATACCTTTGAGCGCAGACAGCTTCGTGAACCGCAAACTCTTTTTCTAAATTATCCATTTCATTAACCTATAACGTAACCAAAAGAAGCGCCGCCTTGTATAAACAAAATATTTGTGTTGTTGCCTTGATTGATTAAATACCCATACGCACGAATTGTATTCGTTGCATTAATTCCTTGGTAAGAAATATAATAAGTTGCACTGCTTGCAGGAATAGTTAAATTAGCTTGCCCTAACAATCCAGCAATTAAAGCCAAATAATAAGTTGCGTTACCAACCATATCAAAAGGGCTAACACTATAAGTTTGTCCGGAATATAAATTTATATTTATATTGGCATCATTTATATTGCCTGTGTTATTTGTCCATCCCTGCGCAAAAGTTGTTCCTGATCCAACAGAAACAGTAATTGATGTTCTAGACCCAGTAGAATTTGTAAACTTTAATTTATAAAAACCACCATTGACTGAATTAAAAGAACCGCTATCAGTCATGTTTACTAATAAATTTGTATTTAAAAATGAATTTTGATTAAAAATAAAATTTTTAACAATTGCTGTTCCTAACCCAGCAGTAGCTGTAATAGCCCCTCTATAATTAACACTTAAAAAATCAAGATTTACTGTATTAGACCCAAAAGCAACTGTTCCTGAATATACATTCAATGCAGTAAAAGTTGATGATGCAGAAAAAGTATAAACTGTACTTGTATATGCGCTATCAATAATAATGCTTTTATAATTATACGAAGTAGGAAAAGTTTGATTTTTTACGTTTCTTAAATTCATGTTTATAACAAAACCACCTGGGTTATTCCAGCCAGTATAGTTGTACCATTTTTGTACTGTTGCATCGTCTGGAATTAAAGTAGTTGTAGTTGTACTACCATAAATATAATAAGTAGTAATATACCCAGTTGAAGTTGAATTATCATAAAAAAGAGTTGATGGAGTAAGCGTCAATCCCGTACTTGGTTTAGCATTTACAGTAGTAATTGCAGTACCATCAATTTTTACTAATTTAAATGTACTATTATTATTTGTAGCAGAAACTTTATATGTGCCAGCCGTTAGACCAGAACCACCTGTATTTATTCCTTGAACAAAAATAGCTTGACCAACAGCAACGGTAAGACCTAAAGAGGCAGTAAAACTAAAGTCACCCGTTGTACTAGTAGTTGTAATGGTAGCCCCATCAGAAGGAATATATTCTCCATATTGAGAAAAGTTTCCTGTATATGTGCTAGTAACTGTTATTTTTGGTAAGCGAGGAATATCCGGTGTTACATATCCAGACCCTGAATTTGTGTCAAAAATAACTCTATCTTGAGGAAGAGGTATTCTTCCGGTAGTTGTTACGCCACCCGAAGTAGTTGCCCACATACCACCAGAAGCTGGTGCATTAGACCAATTAAAATTATTACCAGCGGTCACCGCATAATAAGTAACTCCTATGGTATCAATTAACGTACCAGCCCCTATTGAATTAGAAACGCTAACTACATAAACCCCAATTCCGCCTGTGGTTCCAGAAGTTTGACTAACAATAAAAGTTCCTGCAACAAGACCTGTTACGCCAGAAAGTGTTGCTCCAACTATAAGTAGTCCTTGTGTTATTGCGGTAACATTAAGCGTTGTTCCTGAAATAGAACCTGTAAAATTTGCTATGCCTGTAGCTAAATATGATGCGTCATTTCTGCCCAAATCACCAACTGATGTCACAACAACGGGTTTACCAACAGTTCCTTGTAGTGCTTCAATATCGCAGTTTGTTAAAGCAGAAGCAATTGATGTACTTGTAGAATTTAAATATTGAATAGGTGCATATCTATCATTACTATTATTAGATACATAAAGTCTATTTGCATCAGAATTACCAGAAATATTGAAATGATCGCAATTTGTATTTGATCCGTATAAAATAAATGTGCTACCTTTATTTACTGCACCATTTCTTACTAATGTCCCAAAAGTATTATCATATGTAGTGCCACTATAAGATTGAATAGAAGCAAAAGTATTATTTAAAGTAACAATTCCAAGTATTGTTTGACCAGAAACATTAAAATTAGTAGTTGTTGGCCATGCACAATATTGATATCCAACAGTTATTGCAGTAGTAGAATTACTAACAATATTTACTTCAGGTGTGGCTGCGGTAGTATTAATGTAAAAACTTGCCGTTCTATCAAAATCTATAGGATTTGTACCGATATTTAAAGTTGCGCCTGAAATATTAATTGAGCTTAACGCATAAGCAGTTGCGTCTGCATAAAAATAATTTTCATAAGCTCCATTTGTTATAGTAAAAACTTTGCCAGTAGAAAAAATTAAAAATGCTTTCGTACTTATATAACTGCGCCCACCGTTTATAGTGGGACTTGGATTGTTAACTGTTGTGTTATTTGATAAAGTTGTGGTTCCAACATATTGGTCTAATGTATATACCTGACCTAAAGCTAAGTTATAATTTATGTTGTCACCATTAACAGTTACACCACCAAGAAAATTGGTTGATGTATTTGTGGCGGTCTGAGTTGTTGTTGGAGCTACAGCTACAAAATTTAAATTTAGGTAATTACTTACGGTATTAATTGTTGTAGAAGATGTTGTCTGAGAAGTGTCAACCGTATAAACACCAACTCCACCAGTAGTTCCAGAAACTTGTGCTGTAATTACAGTGTATAAAGAAACGTCAGTGCCTGCAATTTGCGAATTAACTGTAATTATTCCAGAAGTAATTGCTGAAACTGTAAGTGTCGTGCCTGAAATCGAACCTGTAAAAGTAGCGCCCGATTTAGCCGATGTGTCTGAAGTTAAATTGCCGTAAATATTGACAGAATTAGCAGAAGGGCAGGTAAACATCAGCCCTGTTGGCATAGCGGAAATAGAAAGATTGCCACAAACAGCATTATTTCCTATGGTAATAGTTCCAGTTCCTGAATTAGATAAAAAATAAACAGGATCTGCGGCGGTTGGGAAAAGACTTGTGTTTACAGCGCCACCAGAAGTTGATGACCAATTTCCGGGTGTGTTATCCCAAGTTCCAGAACCCCCAACCCAATAGCATGGATTTGCCATAATTTACCTATTAAGCTCTAACTATAGTTAATGATAATGTAGCTCTTGTTATTGTAGCAATAGAGTTAATATTAAACCGTAGCGTATCTCCAGCATTTATTGTAGTTACCCAACCAGTCAGCGTAGAGCTTTGAGCTTTGTTTGAAGAAGAAATGTTTGGCACTACGCCAGTTGCCGTCATGGTTTGCGAAGCAACACCTGAAACGCTATTGCCAGTTATGCCATAAGATCCAACACCACCCGGTGTGCCGCTAATAAAACTAGAAATATAAGTTCCTGCAGTAACTCCACCTGAAATTACTTGCCCAGTTCCTGATGCGCCATATACGATTGTTCCAGAGGAAACTGCGCTAACAACAAGCGTACTTGTTCCTGTAGTAGATGCGGTAAAGCTGGCTGATCCCGTAATGTTGTCGGCAACAACTGGAGGATAATTTGCGTAAGTATCTTTCCAAATATCAACCGCAATTGAACCAGTTTGGTCTGCTAACAATACCCATGACTTTATTGTGCATTTAAAAGGAATATAAAGGTCTCCTTTAATACCCGTAGTAAGAACAACACCACCGCCGTCAAAAACGTAGGTAATGGAAGAATTTGTATTTGAAGCAAGCAAAGCACTTGCCAATACCGCAGGTGACCCAGTGGGAGGCTGATAATAAAGCAACCCATCAGCGTAGTTTAACGCTATCTCAGACCCCAACGCCGAATCATTGCGCAAACCAGAAGTTCCAGAAATGGGAGTGTTTCCAGCCGTTCCGCTTCCGTAAATAAATATGGGTTGAATTTTTGCCATAACTTTTACCTCAATTAATTAAAGGTTTAAACAACCTCTTGTGTAATTTCAATCCATTGTTTATCTGTTTGGCTCCAATACCAATTACCATTTGGCTGAGGATCTCTAATTACCCAACCGGGTAGATACCACCAGACAACCTCTTTACCTTCTGGACATTCAGGCTTGTCAGGAACCTCAACCCAACCCTCACTATCATCAGTTTCTGGCTGCGGTATTGATCCGTTTTTAGAATAAAGCATTGGTCACCTATTGAATTGGGAAAGCGGCAGTTGGAACTGTCGTAACAGTTCTTGCAATCTTTGTTATTATAAATCACAGCCCTTTCGTATAGCGGCAGCAGCAGTTTTCGCAGCGGCGAGGATGGTGATTAGATCAATGGCTTATCTTCCCCACAGTTTAGTGTCTTCATTCCAAATATATTCTAGCCCGTCATTAGGCATAGGGATTGGAGGTTGCCACTCAGTGTTATCGTCAAGTGTCCAAGATGGGTAAGGTTGTGGCGGTATAAATGTTTTATTGTCAGCATTGTAGATATAACCAACTGCCGCCATATTCCGCTGCCACGGTTCCCCAGATGCAACCCATGTACCACCGCCAATTAAATTTACACAGAAAGCAACTCCGGTTTCTTCAGTTGTTGCATCCTTTTCTGCAACCACAATTACACGCAATACAACACCGTTATTATCTATTTCAGCAAAGTCCATCATATATCCTTAAACCCTGTACCAAATAACAGTAACACCAGAACCACCAGCAAGTGTTGTTGGGGTTGCAGCACCGCCGCCGCCACCGCCTGTATTTGCTGTTCCTGCGGTTCCGTTAGTGCCATTATATGCCACACTACCTATACCGCCTCCGCCTAAACCACCCGCCGCTCCACCGGAATTACCACCGCCACCGCCACCACCAAAATATCCAACATCACCTGCAATACCATTTAATATGCTAATAAAAAGACCGTTAGCACCAGCGCTGGTAGT